CGCCCGCCTGGACCGCGTTCGCGGCCTGCTGGTTGGCTGCAATGTCGCCTTGCCTACGAATGTCGCCCAAAGCCTGCTGGACCGCGACGTCTTCGTAGGGATTAAAGAAGGATGTTGCCGAGCTAGGGTCAAACCCCTGCGCCGAGTAGGCGGGAGCGCCGCCAAACTGCTGCGCCGAATAACCGGGAGCGCCGCTGAATTGCTGTGCCGAATACACAGGCGCGCCAACGTATGGATCGTAGGAACCTTGGATTGTCCGCCCCGCTTGCCCCACCGCGCCACTGCTCTGGCCGATGTAGCCGGGGGCCGTGCTTAACGCACCAAGGGCTTGGCCCATGGTCCCAAGGCCGGAACCCAGGGTGCCCCGTCCAGTGCTGGCGAGAGCCTGATATCCGCCGATGCCGCCAGCTTGGTTTGATCGGGCGAAGGCTTCCCTCTCGGCGCCACTAAAACCAGCAATCCGCTGCTCCGGTAGCCGCAAGGCCGTATCGGCTAGTGTTTTGCCGGATTTCAAAAGACCTAACTTGTAGGCCTCAATCTCTGGCGCCTCGCGGACAATGCTTTCGGAATAATCGACCATGCCTAAGCCCTCATCTCGAAGTCGCGCATCATGCTGTAGAGGTTCTTAGCCCCCAGGTAGCGATTGCCCTGGCCGGTCGGGTCAGCGCCACGCACGGAGCGGGCGTTCAAGACAAACTCGCCGTCCGAAAGCATTGCGGGAATGTCGTCTGATTTCTCGGTTCCAGGACCCTCCACGAGCATTTCCTTTCTAGGAAACTGGGCCAGTCCGCCTTGGTTCAAGGTGTAGGGGCTCTCGACAATGAGGTCTTGGGGATTGCGTGCAGTAACCTGCTGGGGGGCCAAGTTCTGGACGATAAATTTATTCGGGTCTTTGGCAAGAAGTGCGTTGGGCTTGCGGAACCCAGAAATGTCTGAGGCGCGATCTTCCTCGTCGTCGCCGCTAAATAGGGAGGCAATGAGCGGCGCTCCGATGGTGGCCGCTGCGAGGAGGGCGGTTGGCGAAATACCTTTATTCTGGTCGGCCAAAATTGCGTAATACCGTCTAAGACCTGCCTCTCCACCGGAGTACTCTTGAAGATTCGCAGGCAAACCTGCAATTTCGGCCTTGTAAATTTTACTGGCCTCGAGGGCTCGGGCGTTGGCGTCACCGCTTCCAATACCAAACTTCTCGAAAATGCCCGACCCAAAATCTTTAGCGCGGTCAAAGATGTTTTGCGGTGCGTCAATAGTCGGTTGGTTCGGAAGTCGAGTACCAGAAAGGTCTGTGAGGAATTGCCGTTCGCCTCCAGACGGCACAGGTCTGTTGATGTCAATCATATTAAGCCGCTCTTGCCCCATCGGCGGTAACTGGTCTTGAGGCCGGATATTGGTTTGTAATTGACCCGTACGGGAGCTCAACACTCGGGGCGGCCCCGAAACCGAATCGTTACGCAGGGCCTGTTGTCTAGACAGATAGTTAGCGTCGCCCGGCGCCGAGCCGACCGGAAGGACGGTTTCAGGAACGGAACCCAGAGAAGCAACCTGAGTTCCTTGAACGCCAGTTAGATTTGCGGGGGGGAGGGTTGGTGCCGACGGGACAAAACCGGCATCAAGCGTTTGTCTCCCCATGAAAGAATCAAACGGGTTGGAGGCGGCTCGTGCCGACGCAGTTCTGAAATCGACGTTTTGATTGCCAGGCATGTTCCGGGTTAAGAAGTTGTCGCTGTCAGCGCCGAACGACCCAGCCACCCTGGAACCCAACTGTCTCCCGGTCTGCGGGTCGAAAACCGGCGTCACCCCGGTAATAGAACCCTTTACGCCACCCAGGGCCGTTCCCGTGGGACTGAGGGCTCCACGAGCCGCTGAAAACGCAACAGAAGCTCCGCCCGCAAGCGCGGCCGCCTTGAGAGAATCGTTAAGACTACGGCCTCCGGAGAGGCTGCCAATACCCGCGCCTAAAGCTGCGGCACCCGCGGTCCCCGCACCAAACGCAGTGCCCAGGAAGGGAATGCCAAACGCCGAAGCAGCCAACGGAATAACTATGGGGGCGATCTTCTTGGCAACTTTTACGACCTTCTTGAGGCCTTTTTTAATTCCCCGGAAAATCTTCTTGAAGAAGAACTCCGGCATCCCGGTTACGGGGTTGAGGCTGTTGAGTTCGCTGCCCACGACATACTCTTGAGGCTCAAGGCCCATTCCCCGCATCTGGTCAAACAACAACTCCCGGACTTTCGGATTGGCGTCCAGCACCTCTGTCGGCACGACCGTCTCACCCTCGGCGGCGTGAACCACGTAAACGTCGCCGTGGCGGCCAAACTCTGCAAGGCGGGAGGCCTGCTCTCGGAAAGATCCGATCCCAGCGGCCGAAACCTCGTAGTCGGGAGAGGCATCTGCGAAGGACTGGATGCCGTTTGATAGGGGGGTGTAATATTGACTAGCCATTAGGAAAGCTCCAAAACACTGGCGAAGGCGTATATTTTCGAGGCGATGGCGCAGTTCAGTACGAACGTGTCACCGGCCTCTAAAACGAAGGGACCGGCTAAGGACCTGTCTGCGGACTCTGAGGTCGCTGCTAGAGTGCCTAGCGTGACTTTCTGCAAAGTTACCGTAACCGAAGCGGAGCTATCGGTTATCTTGGACAATACTACGATTGACCCGCTGTGGCTATTGAACAGTTGGACGTTCTTGATGATGGCCTCGGTGGCGTCGGGGCACGTGTAGACCGTCACGTCTCCCGTGGCACCCACTAGTTTTGCTATGTTTTTGTACGCGGAAGCCATCAGTCCATGAACCAGTTTATGCCGTTGGTCTCATCTTCCCCGCTAATTATTGCGGGCAAATCCGTCTTGGTAAGCGCAGCCTCAAGAGTGCTGACGAGGCGCACCATCATATCAAAACTGTACTCCTCGGGGACCAGGGGGAGCGCCGTGTCTAGTATCTTGCCCACTAGCGCCTCCCATCCGGCCTGACGTCCAACCGAACGTCGCCCAAGGTCCAAGCAATATCCGAGGCGCTGCTTTCGATCCTAAGTGCAGCAGAGCGGGCGCGGGACCGGACAAAAGACTGTTGCGTGGTGCTTGTGACGGCGCTCGTGGAGTTTGTAGACAGATCCTCACCCGGATAATCGCGCGTCTTTATGATGTAGTTCACGGAGGTGTTGGCGTCCGAACTGGTCAGGTCTAAGTCGGGGATAATCCGGGAGATGAAGGAGAACTGCTCCCCGTCACCGATAGAAAACACCGAGGACTCAATGAACGGCGCCATAGCCTCGCCATCTGCTGTGGTCCCTGTCTCGTGGGTGTATACGAAATTAGCGTCTTCATATTCCCCGGCAGCCCGTGGGTTCTCGTGAAGGCCAAGATCGACCCACGCAGTTCGCGACAGGGAGCCTATGTCCCAGGTGTTGTCCGCGTAGTTAAACTTCGCGTACCGGTCGATGGAGACGCTGTCCGACGAGCAGTAAAACCAGAAGACCTCGTTGAACATCCGGTTTGAACCCGCAAAAAACTGGCTGCGCTGCTCAAGGTTAATGTCATCAAAGACATACCGGAGGACCGTGCAGGGGATCGTCTGCATCTGGCCCCCGTACATAAAGAAGTTCTCCGTATCCATCCAATAAACCCGGTCTCCGACCGACACCACCGCGTTGGGGGATATGATGGAGACGTTGTTAGCCAGAAGAGTTATGGAGAAGGTAAACGGAGGCCCGACGAATCTCATGCTGTAAAGAGAGGCGTCGGTCCAGATAAGAATTTGCTGCCGTGTTTCGACTGCCGTAATTATTTCTGAGCCAGAGGAAAGTCTCAACGACCCTGCCGTGTTCGTTGCCGTGGGGGTCCAATCCACTGCGTTTTCTTGGTCAGACCAACGGACCAGCATCAAGTCTTGGACCGTGGTCCCAAGAGTGTTAGCGCCCATGCAAATAACGTGGCGATCTGTGTCAGACACAAGAACTTGCCGGGAAATTGTCGGAGCGCCCGATGCCCCGGAAAGCGCGCTCAGAGCGACCGCCCTACTGGACAACCCCAGGGTTGCATCCCAGTAGTACACGGTGCTGTCTCGGACGTTGATAACAAGATCCTCGCCCCAGTTGTCTTGAGACCAAAGCCTAGCGTTCGCGGCAATTCCGAAAGGTTCCACCGCGTTTCCCCAGCCGTAAAACCCGTTGGCTTCTTTAACAAGGGCGCCGTCGCTGTGGGCGGCGGCTGTGGTTCCCCTTGCGCCGCGAGCAACGCCCGCATCGAGGGTCTGGCTAGACTTCCCGGTATATTGGATAAGCTCATTGTCGATCTGTATTAAACCGACAAAAGTTACCGCAACGCCGCTGCCGTGAGCAGCAATGGTCGTACCATCGGCTCCGCGTGTGAGATCGCCAAGGACGTTCCCGACGTTGGTGTTATATATAATGTTTTCGCTGTTTATTTTTACCGTACCCTTCTCGGGAAACCCGGAAGAGTCCGCCACGTTAATTGACTCATCCACGACGGCGACGATTGCTCCGGTCGTAGAAGCCGCTGCCTCAAAGTCCGAGGCAGAGGTAAGTATTACGGAGGTTACGCTGCTGTTTATGGCACCATCTAGCGTTGTTAAGGAGTAGGTGAGGGTCTCGCCGCCAAAGTACCCAGCCCCCCAACCTGGACCGTTAAGTACAAGGGTCGAGGAACCAACACTAATTTGGTAATTTGCGATTACTGCGGAACCACCCCCACTAGTGCCGCCGGAACTGGCGCTTCCCCCGGTGTCTAACTTGTAACTTCCGGAGGACACAACCTCAGTTATTTCGTGTTCCTTATTGAGTTGAGCAATCGTCAAGCCGTCAACCGTCGTGGCACCGCTGAACGTAACGTAGTCACCGGCCCCAGCACCGTGGCCCGCAGCAGTTACGGTAACCACCCCAGATCCCGCGTCACCCGTGGTGATGGGGTTTGCGCCAAGAGTGGCCGTGCTCCGAATGGGAGTGATGTCGTTGTAGACCGTGCCTTGCTCGATGTAGAACTTTGAAGTTGTTCCCACGCCCATCAGCTTCAAGGCGGACAGGGTAACCCACACCTTGAGTGACCTCACCGTTCCCGCAACCGAAGAGCTACCAACCTTTATCCAGCCGCCTATTTTTTCCGGGTAGCCTTTTCTAAAGCGGATTAAATCCGAGTCGAACCAGCCCTGCTGGTCTGCAAAAGACGTGCTTTCACGATTGACGCCGGGACGGAATTGTATTTTAGAAAGAGGCATATCAAATCACGGCGCGTCAGGCCACGTCGGGTTGGCCGGGTCACTGGTAGCCGCCGGAAGGTTTCTCAGTGCAGTCCGGTACGTTACCCATGCTGCCGGTACATCCTCACCAGCCTCTTGAGCCTTCACGACAACCCAGTCGCAAGCAGCGAGCAATCGATCACGTTTCGCTCGAAGCGCCACCCACTCGTCTGAGTCATAACGAGACTTCAACCACTTGTGAGCGCGGAGGCCATCGAACTCTTCGTCATCAAGGTCTACCTCTTCGTAGACCGTATCAGCAGCCGGATAGCTTTTGGCTTGCGTCTCTTGACCCGTATCAGCGTCAAAGACGGCTGGGGTTGCGGCTGCTTCCATCAACTTGGCAACGGTGGCAGCGGGGTTGAGAGAATTAATGACTTCCCCATCGGGAGTGACGATGCGTTTATCCATTTTCTAGTTCTCCAAAACAAGCAATCATTGCCATGTTGTCGTTGGTATTTGTGCCGTCTGCGCCTTCATGCTCAGCCGTGCAGGAAAGACGCGATGCGAGTAACATCCTGGAAAACTGCTCCCCACCCGGTATAACCACATAACCGGGGGTTGCGGCTCCTGACGCCACAAAAGGAATTTTAAAGGTATATTTATAAAAGCCTGTGCCAGAGGTCGATACAGACTCAATATTGTAAGACGCTTTGATTGAGAGAGTTCCAGTCCCGTCTACAACCGCCCAAGCCGCCGCCTTACTGAGATCGAGACCCCCCGGAATATCAGCCGACAGAGATCGGACCATCTCGTTGACTTGCCGCTGGTCAGTGGCCGGAGTGGAAGCGAACAGGTTAGCGTTGTTGATCTCGGCTACCGCATCACCCCACAGCAATCCGTGTTCGAAAGTGGAACCACCAGTTGCCACCGTTCGTTCAGTCTCTATGGCAAGCCCGTTAAAGATTTCTTGGCTGTCCGTTTGAGTGACAATGAACTTGCCCGTCAGAGGATCAACAGCAGCGTCTAAGACAATATCCGTGCTTCCTGATTGCAGAAGGCACTTAGCGTTAGCCGAATAAAGAGGAAGCTCGTCCCTGTACATGCGAAGCATGTAAGATTCGGAAACGTATACGCTGCTTGCCATAAACCTCAGTAGGCTTAACGAACCGCCCCAAGGTACGGACGAACCGTTGGCTGCAACACCAATGTGCAGTACCGCCGATGTGTTTGTGACAGTGCCTATGGCTGTGTTTGTCGCCGTGCCTTCAAAATTCCCATCGACATAGAGCTTGCCTGTCTTTAAGGAGCCGTCAAAAGTCATCGAAACTAAATGCCATTCGCCGTCGCCTAGATGAGAAGTCCCATTAACTGTTATAGTATCGGACCCATCCGATACGAAAAATCGGCCTACGTTGGTTGAGCCAGAAGCTAATTCAAAATAGAACCGCCCATTACTCAAGTCAGGTTGAGCGTAGTCAACGACCAGTTCCTCTGAGGTACTCGTCGTTTTAATCCAAATGAATAAAGAGAAACCTGAAGTACCAACGTCGAAAGCGGCGTCGTTGAGGTCCAAGTTGTTTGAAGAACTCCAGCCACTATAAGCTTTTAATTCAGCACCCGAGGCTACGGCAGCTTCAGTAATAGTACCGTTCTTCGTCAACGTGTGTGAGTTGCCACTTCGATCAGCCGTGTCCGAATTTGCTAGTGCAGCAAGAACGCAAGTCTGTCCTAGATATCCAGTCGTAAAGGTTCGATTGACGTAGCCCCCGAAGGCCGACCCAGAGTCCGAAGCGTGGGTATATCCATAATTCAGACCAGCATCTGTCGCGGTAACAACTTTTCCGTGTGGGCCAAGGCTAATTTTGTTCGCATCTCCTTGGGCACCAGTAAAGCTCGGCCCCGCACCACCACTGCCGTCGAAGAAAATTGACGTACCCCAATCGTCAGCAAGGATTTGATAAATCGGAACAGTAGATTTTCTGCCGTAATCGCTGCTGTTATTGGTGGTGAAGACAAAGCCATACGAGTCGATGGCGACAACATTGTCACCGGCGGTCCCTTCGTTCTTGTTGTAGACCGCGCCGTTGTTCAAAATTCCGCACTCGTCGGCACTTCCGCCGTATGTCCACGCAATAAGTGGGATCAGGCCACCAGTATTCGGATCATAGGGCGATCCGGTCTGAGGCATTTGGATAGCGACATTAAAAACATGGCCGTCTGCCAAAGGTGGTGTGGTAAGGTGGCTTAAACTTTTCAGAGCGCCTTCCACACGTTTAGCCCACGCCCCAGTGTGGGGGTCAAAGATCTGGAAACCCTGGTTTTGTGTCCCCACCATGACGTAGCCCATCGAGGCCGCGATGCTTTTTCCTATCGCCCCGCTCAGTGTGAGCGTCGCAAGTGGCGTCGCGCTCGCAAGGGTGCCAGCCGTCAAATCCCAGATGTTCAATTGAACGTCACTGCCAGATGTCTCGACGGTTGCGAGCATCAACGAAGTCCAGACACTTCCGTTTGAGAACTTGCCGTTCCAACTTTGACCGTCAATGCTTGGGCCTACCAGACACATATCAATGAAGTTGGCGTTGGCTTCGACGATGCCGCTGACTGCGGGGAGAACAAGATCAGAAAGCCCCCCGTCTTTGATCAGAAGGCCGTCAACTGTGACGCCAGACCCACCAGTTGTTTCTGCGATGGTATTCGTGGAGATCACTGACCCCGACAGCGCCGTAAAATCGTTCGCCTCAAACTGGAAGTCCAGCGCCCCGGCCAGGGTAACACCCACAGTGTCTGCCGCAGGAAAATAGAAGCCGGTATTTAGGTCACCAGTATTAGTGATAGAAGGCGTTGCGGCAGCGCCGTCTTGAAATGCTGCCGTGCCCACCACATTTAGTGTGTCCTCAGACTGATCCCAGAAAAGTTTTTTGCCGCTGGTCGCCCCGAAGAAAACTACGTCATGCCCCGTGTCATTGATTCCTACGGTAACTGTGCCGTCTGCTTGAATGTTCTGTACGGCAATGGTGCCGAACTCGTAAACGACAGCCCCACTACCAAGACCATCAGCAAAAATCATTTTTGTTTGATTAGCCTTGATTGCGACATTGGCACCTGACCCTTGTGAAAATGTCAGGGTGTGGCTTGTCGCATTCTCCATGATCCACATTTTGGAGCTAGTGTTAGGAAGCAGAGTGACTGTGCAAGCCTGACCACCGCCGGTCAATTTGAGGTACATGCTGCGATCTGCATCAGAGGCACCATCTGCAATCGTTATGTTGTCAGTTGAGGCATTGGCGATGGCTCTCGTCCCGTAGCCCAATGCCTGACCAACCAACTCAAGGTTCGTGTTAGTAGTGTTCCCCCAAGTTCCTGATTGCTCCCCGGTGGCTATTTCCTGAAGGCGAAGATTGTTTACGTATGAACTAGGCATTTTATTTATTCCTATGCAGCAATAGCTGTCCAACCGGGGCTTTGGGAATCTGCCACAGACTGCCACCCAGGCGTCTGAGAATCGGTAATAGACTGCCACCCCGGCGTTTGGGCGTCGTCTACAAGCCCCCATATATTAACACTACCTACGGACGCAATTCCAGCGACAGATTCTAGCGTTATTAAAGAGCTAAACTTTACGGTTACCGTTCCCAAGCCTGACGTTGCTGCCACGCCAGAAACTGAAACTTGCTTAAATACGGCTGACTGGGCTGCGCCAACTCCAGAAGTGCCCTGGACTCCGGCTGCTGAGGCGCTAGCACCTCCAGAAACAAGCTGTAGTTGAGAAACACTTGCTGTAGCCGAGACAGAAGAGGCTGTTGCGACAGCGAAAGCCCCCGTGGCTACAGAACCAACACCAGATGTCGCGCCAACCCCTGTCGCCGCTGCGTCAATGTCCACAGCCACAGAAACAGAGGAAACAGAGCCAGAAGATCCAACGCCAGACAGGCTTGCTATTTTTGCTACTGAAATGGAAACAGATGCGACAGACCCAGTCGCAGATACCCCTGTTGCGGCAGCAGACTTGTCGATACTTGCAACAACAGAACCGATAGCGCCTGTAGCGGAAACGCCAGAAACAGCTTGAACAACACTTCCGGCTGTAGAGACCGCACCTATTCCGCCGGTCGCTGAAACCCCAGTTAGTTCAACAGGTAAAGACTCGCCCCAAGCGCCCGAACCCCAGGTAGACCTACCCCAACCTGTTACGCTCGCCATGGATTAACCCATTAAGCGATTCTAATAATCGCGCCGGTAGCATTCGCAGTTGGAAACTGAACGGTAAAGTCGCCAGACGTTGAGGATTTCACGCCGCCAAAGTCAATGGTAGCGACGGCTTTGTCGGCATTTGTGTCGTTGTAAATTAAGCAGCCACGCGCTGCGATAGTGACATTACTGAACGTAAGATTAATAAAGTCAGTAATTGCGGTTGTACCCGAAGACGCAGGAAAGCCCGTTGTTTTGACTAAGGCCGCCCCTCCGGCAGTGTAGTTTGTGCTGGTAACTTGCCCCGCAAGGCCAGTCGCATAAGCGGCAGTAGTCGCGCCCAGGGTGGCCGCTGTGGTGTAAAGAGCCAGCTTAAAAGCGTTGCCCCCGGTCGTAAAATTATGAACGCCCTCAAGAAGTTCCTTCTTAAAAGAGGTACACATCGCGGTTGCAATAGCCATTATAAGCTCCTAATCAGCAT